CTGAGCAAATACATCCTCCAAATTATGTTTGTCACAAAGATCAAACATCTGGGACAAAATAAGTTTATATGTTTCTTCATCACTTAAGACGCGAAGCAAACCCCCTAATCTCTGCATTTCTGCAAGAGGGTTGTTACCATATGAACGTTTCTTTCTAAACGCTAATACAGCTCTAACCTTCTTAGGATCTTGATGTATGTAGGGATGGAACTTATGTGAACAAAAGTCCATATCCTCCCACTGAACAGGTTTTCCAGCCCATTCAATGCCAGCATGTTGTGAATTTAAATCAATATCACCATAATCGGAGGACATAATAAGATCATCTCCATTAATTATAGGTGTATTATGTTTAAAAAAGTCAAGCTTTGGATGACTATAATTTTCAACAACCATATATAAACGCCACATTATATTTATTACGACAGTAAGATAGTCGCCAGAACCAAGACCCCTTGGCAATAAATATAACATTCCACAAACAGTCGTAACTTTATCTATTGAGTTAATTTTACAAGTTTGAAACAAATTATATTCTTCATCGGTCAAATTATATTTAGTTAATAATTTATCATAGACCAATTCAAGGAACTTTCGTGTTACAGAAGAATCTTGAGCATTAGTATCAGTGCAATAGAGGTATTTTCGTTTAGACAATTCATGTTTATAGATTGCCAAAGAACCTGCTTGCATTGGGTCTCCTACAGCGGACACGGATCCATCGATACAAAATCGATGGTCGTAAAATTGTCGCAAGAAGTCTCCAAAAACTAATGAGCACAAGAACGTATGTTCTACAGGAAAAGAAGTGAATAAACGAGGCGTTTTACCTACTACTCTAACTTCATCCTTTTGAGAAATCGTTATAATTGCGTGGAGTGGACTTTTTTGAGATTGATCATAATATGATTTAAGGTACCCACGAAGGTCTTCATCAAATTTCCTTGATTTAATACCTAGTGATTTTGCACCATAACCAACAGATGAGTCCTTATTCAACTCGGAATATGCGTCTTCAAAAGTGAGTAAATTACACTCATTTATTTTATCAGTAAACGAACTGATAACGAAATCGGCGATTCCTAAGTCAAGAACTTTATCTTCATGATCATATTTCCTAAACCTTTCATACAACTCATGTATATCACCTAATTCAGCTATTTGATAACCAGAACCAGTCTGAGACATTTTTACAAAATTGTCTAGAGGCATATTATCTTTAGGCACATATTGAGATGTGCTAGATAATTTAGTTATATCAAGTCTTCCTAACAATTGAATTACATCAAATTGTTGAATTGGAAAAGCTAATTTTAGGGATATGAAAGGGTACAATGAGTTGCAAATTAAAAAGCCTG